GTATCTGTACCTTCAGTTTTAACAAGGTTGATCTCTACCTCTGCGAATTGAATTGGACCCCCGTCTGGGCCTGAGTGCTCTTTGGAATCCTTTAATCCTAGATCCCTTGCGATGATATTTGCGTTAAGAAAGTCACCTGCTGCGCCTTCAAACTTCTGATTGTATATAATTTCATCAGCTCTCTTTGTGATATCAGAAAAGCCTTCTTTTTTTCTGTATTGTGTCCACGTCTCTAGCGTTATATCGAGGAATATACACAAGCCTGATGTGGTCATTGCCCGCATCTTAGGAACTTCTGTTTTTGTTATGTCGCCTTGAGAATGAAACACTTTGGTTTCATAGAGTGGGTTTTCTTCGACCCAATTAAAATAATCAATACATCCTTCCCATAGCATAGAGGGGGATTCAAACTTAGGCTTCCGCCCATGTCTTGACCGTGCCTCCCAGAATTTATTACCTTTGGGTGCTGGCATTGTTCACGCCCAACCCATTAGTACTGAGATTATAGACAAAATTATACCTATCACCGATACAGTAAACGCTTGGGCGAATGTTCCCAAGTCTGGGTCTATTGGATCACGTTTTTTTGGGTAATAATACATTAGTCACCTGCTCGTTTATCACTTCACACTCACCGTCAATTGATCCTTTTCTTAGTTTGAGACTTGCTTGTAATTCCCTTTGTAACTCCATGTACTCTCGTTTAGCCTTATGGATAGCTTGCTGTCGGTGTAAGTCTGCCGCCAATGCCCGAAGGTATGCGACATTTATTATCAGTGAATAACCCCATGGTTTTGGCTGGATTTCCCGGTTACCCACATGTACATTGCTTCGCTGTCCATTTCGAATTCAGTTGATAACCAGGTTCTGCATACCGGGCACTGTAAGTCCTCATTGAATAGAATGTTTTCCGGTTCAATCTCGTAGTCGCATTCTGTACAACTAACACTCATAATTAATCCTTTTGATGGCGTATTTCGCTCCGGTTTCTTTGTCTTGGAAATGAAGATACGGGCCTTCGCTGGAAAGATAGATTAACTGGTTAATCCAGCTATCGAGCCCCTCTACTAAAAGAGCTCCTTCTGTATCTACCTTAGCGCTTGACTCCTGTAAGCGACCATCTCTAATTAAGGTCATTTGCCGCCTTTACCTTTTCCTTTACCCTTCTTGCATCCCATGATTTTCTCCTAAAGTTCCCAGTTCCGGTGTCGCTAATGATTAAAAGGAGGCCAACATGCTTAAATTAAACGAATTAGCCCGCTCTATCTCTGTTAAGTATAACATTCCTCTGACTGATGCGCTTTTGATCGTCACTGAGGTTGCAATAATCATTAATAAATCGAGTGGTTAAGTCACAATCTTTAAAAGATGCATACAGCCTGGCGCCTGCCTGGTCTTCAGGTAGGTCTAGGGCTTCGGCTAGTAAACTAATAGCCTGACTGATTCTGGGGTCTATACGTTCCATGATCTTAGTATAGCGGTTGGTTATTAGTATTACCATATTCTGTAACTCTAATAAGGGGGCTTGTCTGCGTACTCAAATCTTAAATATCCGGAGAACGAATCACCGGCTACGCCTGCATCTACATCCACATAAATGTCATCGCCACCTTGGATCCATAGGTCTACCGGGATCGGAATCTGTAAGGCACCACCAATAAATGATGTTTCTCGATAAACGCCCTGCATGAATTCATGGTGTTGGTTTGTTAGGCTGGCGGTGACAACGTCCCCTGAGTGGATATCCACGAGCACATTGTCATCCGAATCCCTCGCATGAAGCACTACCCTCCTGTTGGTCACAGTCGCATCGGTCGTTAAATTTATCTGGCCATACATTAATTTATACATTCCGTTGGCCGGGACGGTTACCGTCGTACCTGCATTTCCGGCGGTTGCTGCTATTGTTTGTGTGAATAATCTTGGTCCTGTTTGCATTGTCTAAGCCCTTATATCTCGTTTCCGTGGATTTACCCTGATGTTTTCCCAATACCCTTGCTTTCCGTCGTGCGTTAATGTCACTGATAGCAGATAGGGTGTGTTCTCTGTTAATGACAGAGTATGCGCCAGCGTTCCGAGAAATAGCGAATAATTCTTGTTTTTTATTCGTTGTCTTGAGTCGAAGGTCATACTCCCGGAGGTAATCTCCACAGCGCTTGTATCTGTCAGCGCGAAAGTTAGAGTGGCGCTCTGCAACGAATCATTATTTACCTGATCCCTGACGTAAACCATTATAGTGTTAGTGTTTGATATGTAAGGGATTAAATCAGCCATTAAATTTCCCGTCGAAATTTGGTTTTAGTTCTATCTTGCTGTTAAATTTTGGATTCACATCTAATAATAGCCCAAAGTTGGGAGTTATTTCTATCTCTACATCCCATATTGCATAGAGATCTGGCGCTGTAGTGTCTGGTGGTGGAGCAAATACGCTTAGTTGTTCCGGAGACCTTAGGGTGTATCTTGTTTTTCTTAACTTCTTGGCCCTTGGGATAACAACCGCCGGAAGTGTTACTGCACTTTGCGGGTATTCGTTGAGTTCTGCTGTTTGTAGTTTTCTTTTAAATCTGTTTCTCAGTATTTCCGCGACCTTAGTTCCAGGATAGTACCCCTCATAATAATCGGGGTCTGTTTGGGTGTATTGGTCAAGTTCTACGTCCTGCCTTACCCTATTTGTTAGATTCCTTGTTTTTTCAAAGTGGGTATCTGTCGCAGTAATGGGAGCCGTTTGGGGTGTCGCCGGGTATGAGTTTAGCTCCGGGAGTTCTTGCCGCTTTACCTTAGACCCTTGTTTCTGCCCTTCTGCCAGTTTCGATCCAGGGTAGTGACCTTCGTAATAAGCTGCCGGCGTTGCTGTGTATTGGTTGAGTTCTTGAACTTCCTGGAGTTTTGTATTTGTGGTGTCTTTTGTTGGCTCAAAATGATCAGCGTATGCGCTCGGCGGAACGCCCTCTGCGGTTGGGTATACGTTTAATTCCTGGAGTTTTTGCCTGGCGTAAGAATACCGGATCTTGAGGGGGAGTACTTCCCCCGAACCTGGATAGTAACCAGAGTAATACCCCGCCGGTGTGGAGGGGTATCTGTCTAGCTCTAATACTTTTAGCCGCTGGCGATGTCGTTTCCAGCGTATTTGTAGGTTAGCCACCTATTTCCCGGATAGTGGTGCCGTAGCTAAAATTCATACTGGCACTCGGAGCAACGTCTAGGGCCATGCCTACTAATGCACTTGGAGATAATACAATAATCTCGTCGTCATTGGCGGGAGTCCAGAGATAGCCGCTCAACACATTAAAGCCGTCCTCAATGATCTCAGTGCCCGCTGTATAGGTGGGCTCGATTGTTGAGTTTGTTTCTACCGTCCCGCCGAAAGCGGCATCACCCACTTGCATTGGTTCCGGCGTGGTTGCTGTGCCCGTCCCGGTTGTGGTGATCCGTTGAACCAAAACCCCAAGGTTTTCCGATGTGTCAAAGCTAGTTTGTTTGATCCACAACCGTTCAATTAAGGTTACCGAGTCCGCGGCGCTGGCTATCTCAATTAGAGTTAGCCCCGCTGTCTGGGCCTGCGATCCTATTGCTACCGTGTATAGTCGTCCTATCATGACTGCCCCCCGAGGCTATCCACTTGTTTTAGGATCTCCACCGTTTTCTGCCGCTCTTCCGCTGTGAGTTTGCGCAGATACGTTGACGCTCTTTTACCATTTGGCGGTAATTGATTTAAAAGAGCCTGGACTGATGAGGCTTTTTTCTGCCCCTCCAATTTCCGCTCCACCCGCTTTGCCTCCTTAACCTGTTGCTCTGGTGACATTGTTTAATCTCCTCTGGAAGTCGTCGGCATCGTCTGCCTTCCTTAATAGTCCTGCTGCTAGTTGTGAGGCTGTATCCTGCAGTAATTCGATACGTTCCCCGTTTATAGTTAAAACAATAATTTCCCCCGGAGCCAGTTTCGCTGACGCCATAGCAAACCCGATCTTATGCGCTACAACTGTCGATAAATCAATGGCCTTACTATCTGCTAATAATAGCACACGTCCATGATCATGCCTTACCGCCATTTTACTATATTTCGGCACGTAGATTGTAGGCTTTTTTGCTATTTCTACTTTTAACATTCGATCAAATAGTGAATTCTGTCAGTGGTTCCACTGTTAATAGACTCGTGGGGGATGTCCCGATTTACCCAGTAGACCTTCCCTACCTCCAAATGATAAGCCGTTTTATCAGGCTCGAACATGTAACATACTGACCTATCATTGGTTTGTATGGGTATATGGTATGTTTCTGTGGGGCGTGGGGTGTCAGTATGTTTGTGGACTTTTCCGCCAGGTGGAATTTTTAGAAAAAACCGGCGGTCACTGACGAAGTATGTAAAATAGTGCCGATCTTTGGCTTTGTTTTCCTTCCATGCCGCTCCCTTTAGTGCCTCTTTGAGATCACAGAGCATGCTATCGGTTATATGGGCCACATCTCTATACATTTCGTGTCCTAGTTACTAAGTAGTTCTCTCTTATATATGCCGTTTCCCCAAGTGCCACGATTGATGCTGAATTATCCGCATTGTCATGTGTCCAGTTTGCCGTTTGCGTTCCGGTAACGCTAACTACTTTATACCCACATTGTGCCCCGCCGTATAGTGCCCCGTTTATCTCTGTATATGCTGTAGTATAGCCTGTAGTAGGGTTTGCTCCAAATCCCACGTCCGAATCACCACCAAACGAGCAATTACAGATTACCACACAATCGGCGAGTGTTGTTGCTCCTGATGTAGATGCATTTGCATCCGTTCCCGACGTTTCTGTATTGGACCCTGATGCGTTAGGTTGGCCGGTGTTGTCTGCGCTGTCTACCTCTATCGCGGTAAAGGATCCGTAGTTTGCGCTACCACCAAAATTGGCTGTAATCTGAAAACTGGCCTCTGTTGTAATATTTGACGATCGCCAATGTTGGACGCTGTATCCACCTGTTGCTGTGCCCGCTTCGTCCTCGGAGTAACTGTTCGGGGAACCTGTGACGCTATCTGTCACGCTGGTGGTGTTAAATGTTCCTGATTCCCATCCAGAAAGGGATACCTCGATGGTTGCTCCGCTGGCGGGAGTCGAACTAAATGTAACGTTTGCCGATGTTATCCCGGCGAACGATGTGGAAGGGGCTACCTGGGTTACTGATGGCATTTATAGCCCATCCTCCACAGTGTAATCAGTTAATTGGATAGCGTTCCACGCCGGAAGTCCTTCGTTTATTAAGTCAAAGGCGATTCTTACGCGGTCCGGCCTGGCAGTGCTACCCCAGCCTATTTTTATCCGACAAAACGGGTCTTCTGTGCCACCTGGACCGGTTGGTATCGCAGCTTTTCCCTCACAACGGCCTGTTGCCCACGCTACCCAAGAATTACCGTTGTCGAAACTCACCTCAATGGCCATATCAATAGAAACCCGGTTATCTTTGTCGGTGAATAGGTCGGTTGCGTCGAATGAGAATTGTATGTAAGGGGATGCGGGGTTGTAAGCAACGTCTGTGGACCGATCCACCCCGGGGTTTAACGTCCAGTTGCCTTGCCTTTCCAGTATTATTGCCATAGTAGCCTACAATATATAAAAAGCCCCGCTAGTTTCACGGGGTAAATAGGGAAGTGATATCTTAATTATAACAGGTTTTTTACTATGTTACAGTGGGTTGGTTACGGATTAATCATTGTAGGGCCTTTGTTTTCCCTGGTTGGATTCCTTTGGATTGATGTTAGGTTTGAGACTATGCCGGTTTAGTCTTGTGTTGCTGATGTAATTGGCGGCCAATGTCCTGAACCCTTTCTTGCGGCCAGGGTTATTATTTTACCGATACCCTCTAATCTTTTTTCGCTCAATTCTGCGGCTTCCTCAGGGTGCTGCACTTCCAACGCCTTTAATAGGATTATAAGTTTTTGCTTATATTTATCCAATTACCCTTTCTCCTGTTCTAATATCTGTTTCACGTATTCCGCTGAATCTGCCCAAAATGCTAGGCCGTTGTTTAGGGCTACAGTTCTCAGGAAGTCGTATTGGTCTTCCCTTGGCTTTTCTTTTGGCTTTTTTACCTCAATAACCAATGCCCTGCCATCTACCATTTGCCCTACGATATCGGCCAAGCCATCAAAGCCCATTCTTATCTTAGCCCCGCCGAATGTCTTAAATATGCCCGTATTAGTCACCATGGCCCAGGCTACTGTATTGTGTTTCACAAGTACGCCCATGATATCATTCTGAATGTCCGTTTCTTTCACAATGGGGATATCTTTAGTGACATACTTATCTATCCATTCTGCGGGGCTCAATACATTCGTTTGTTTTTTCAAGCAAAAATTCCTCTGTTCCATGTCGTTCCTGGAATGCCGCTTTCCTCGGGTGCCTGCTCACATAGTCGGGATGTGGCGGCTGTTGTTGATCGGCCATATGGTGATAATAGCAAAGCCCTATAGTCTTTTTGTGGGCTTCCTGGTCCTTGCATCCCGCAATATGGTGAATTTGTGGACTAGTGTATAACCCATTCTCCAGTTTACAGACAATGCAGCCCGCCTCCCGGATTAACTCGAATCGGCGCTTGTTTTCGGCGTTTGGCTTTTGTCCATTCATTGCTTGCACTTTCTTTTTTTGGGTTTCTTTTGTTTAAGCATTTACCAACCGTGATTTTTAGTTGCTTTAAATATCTGATTTTCTGTTTCTTCTTGTAGTTTTTCGCAATCGTCGAAATCTGGCTGCTCCCTTCGATTCCAATTAGTTCCGCCTTCAACCCCTTTGTTCAGAAGCCTCTCTTCGAAATTCTGATACAGCTCTTCCACGGTTATTTGCTCACCAACGTGAAGTGTTACGTTTCCGTTCTTTTGGAACCATTCTTTGTAGCTCATTTGTTTTCGCCTTCTGTTATTTCCCTGTATATGCACTTGATTTGGTCAAAAGTTAATATGGCGTAGGTGCTGTCAGGGAGCCAATCGCAATCCACAAATATATTGACTGCTTGCTCGGCTTTATCAACCTCAATATCGTCAATTTTTGTGTCTACCCATATACTCATTCCCTTAACCTCTGTGCATATCCGAGAAATATTCGTTAAATGGCTTCACAACAGCATCCCTCCTATCTTCATCAACTTCCCCCGTCCATTGTTTACCACAATCTATACACCCCTCTATTATCGCTATATAGGGTATGCTGTATTCTTTTATTTTATCTGTGCCACCGTACAAAATAGTGGCTATTTCTTCATGTGTGGTAGTGTTTTTGCTCTGGCAGAATGGGCATATACTCATTTCACTTTCCTCGCATATTTCCTAACCTGCTCCGCCCTAATTTAGCAATTCGATTTCGCTAATGTCGGGGGCAAATTGGTCGGTTCCAGGGTAAGGCCAATTTTCTGGGATGCAATCTACTTTAATTGATACCGAGTGTGGTGATATATAGTAATCCATTTCCTCTGGGTCATAGCATCTATCGCCACCCGGAAATTGTTTAACCACTGTTCCTATTAGGTTTGCCGCTAAAGGTCCATTGTATTTAACCCTACTGCCTATCTCTGGTAATGTTTTCATTTTCTCAGCCTCTTCACATATTTCCTTACTTTATCCGCCCTGGATTTGGGCACCCATTCACGAACCTCGATTAGGTCTTCTATCGGTACGCCGTAGTGTTCCGCCGCTTGTTGTTTTTTGGCTTGGCGGCGGAGGGTGTATCTGGAGGGGGTATTTATGGCCATTCTTTTAGCACCTTCTCAGCTTTCATTTTCGCCTCTTTTTGTGTTTCAAATGGACTGCATCGACTGCTTTGCCAAAACATATTGAAATCTTGCAGCGTGTACCCGATTGGATTACAACGCCCCCAATGGATTGGAGATATTTGAAACCGCCCACACTTGGACTCCACGTAACCTTCTTTGCTTTTACCCCATTTGATCATTTCTATCACCGAGTGTCGGCCCGCTCATATCTACTTCGCCTGGTATCTGTGATAAGGCCCAATCTTTGTATTCTTGAGAATTTAAAATCTCATCTGACGCCCGCTCTACGTGTTGAAGGCACGGCACGTCGTTTGTGCATTGAGAGCAATTATATCTATCTTTGAAACCGTTCATCTCTCTTTCCTCCGTTGGTTTTCCTTAGCTGTTGTAGTAATTATAGCAGTGTGCGCGCACAAGTCAAGGCTTTTCTCCGTACAATACAAATCTTTTGTCCGGTGGCTGAGTTAATGGGATCTCCCTCTCACCCGTCCAGTGCTCCATGTGCTCCAAATGTTCACGCATCTCGTCCACGGTGAATTTGCTGGTTTCCATGCGTCGTTGGATTAGCTCGCCTTTGAACTCTTTTATGACATAACCCCAAAATTTGGTGACCAGCATTTCATGCACGTCGATGGCCTCTATAAACACATCACACCCGTGCTCGTTAATATAATCGGCTATCTCTTGGTTCCATTTCCACATAAGGTTGTTTTGCAACAAAGACCTATTTGCTTTCCATGGCCGAAATATCAATTCCATGGGTTTATCTGACATAAGAGTTTTTATATGTCGGAAACTCTCCACTAATTGCTCATAGTTATGGATTATTGTGCGGGTTTTGTCGTCTGTCAAAACAATTGCTCCTGTTTTGTTGCCTGGTTGAATCGCTCAACCGCTGCAGCGTAGTAGTCTTTATCTATTTCACAACCTACAAACTCAAGCCCGTAATAATGGGCAGCTATGGCGCTGGAGCCGCTGCCTAAGTGGGTGTCAAGTATGCGTTGGCCGGGTTTAGCGTAATTGTGGTAAATCCAGTCATAGAGTTTTACGGGTTTTTGGTTTGGGTGTATTTTTAATTCATTATTGTTTTTGTTCCCCCCATAACCTTGGATCATTCCTTGCCATTGGAAAACAAATCGCCTCACTGCTGTCTTGAAGCTAGTATATGCGAGTTCACAATCAGCGAAATCGTTCTCGCCATTAAGTTTATCCCATACCAGCCAGCAAGAAGACCCAGCATCAAATAAACTGGCTAAATGATTACCGCCCCATATAATTTGGTTGGTTGATACCCTTTTTAATTCTAAAAAATATTCCTTATCTGGCTTAAATTGATCATATCTGGCGTTTCCTTTATAGCTATTAGCCTTCGCTAATACTGACCTGGTATGGTTGTTCCTGCCGTCCTGTTTTATCCCATACGGCGGATCAACCACAGCCAAATCGAAAGCATTATCCGGCTGACTGGCCATGTACTCCATACAATCGGTGTTTAATAGCTCTATCATTTCCTCGTAACCTCTTCCAATTTCGCGTCAAATTGCTTTATCGTCACACCGATGGCTTTGTATAGCCATTATCTCCACTAGTGAGTCAGTCCAATTTATATATTTAGACGGATCTACTCTAGCTATAATCATTGCATTATCATGCAGCTCGACATACCAGCTACTTATGTTTATTTCTGGTTTCTTTGCAT